AGGATCAAGCACCTCTTTGAGTGCAAGATATAATGTTATGAATGTTTTACCTGTACCTGCTGCACCATATAAAAATAAAGATTTATTCTCTGCATATTGATCAAATACAACCTTCTGATTCTCCGTCACAGGATCAACCTGTACCATCATATCAGAATGAAAAGGTTTCTTTCTTTGCATCTGCTTGCCAGTCATTCCAGCACCAACACTGGTTGACATCTTCTTCTTTCTTGCCATTATGGGAATCGTTTCTGTGGTTTTACTTTTGAACCAGGTACTTGTGCTACTTTGGATAGTACTTCATTCCATCCTCCATCTGTACGACTATACACATCTCCTGTTCCACTGACTACCCCACCTGTACCTGCACTCCAGTCTTTATCCCAGTCTGGATTGTCCTTTCTCCACTGATCATATTCTTTCATAGACATAGTAAGTTCTTGTTTTTCACCTGTCTTCAAATTTTTGATAGGATAACTTGGCATATGATTTTGTAAGGTGTTGTATTTATGGTGATATTATAACCTTTATTTGAACTTAATTGCAACTGTAAATCTATGCTTGTCCCTAAAACTTGTAGCTTTATGGTATATATTTGCATCAAAACCTACAATTCTATTTTGTTTAGGAAGCACACCCTTTATTTCATCATCGATTAGAAATTGTGTCTCTCCACCATCATCTAATTTACATTCATCAATATAATATAAAAAAGTTAGTCCATCATCACCATCTATATGAAAATATGGATTTTCAGAAGGAGCAAAACAATTTACATACATCCTGTATAAATCCATTTCTTTCACTAGATTAGAGTCTCTAATTTTAGACTCAAAAAATTTATAGATGTACTCAAATCTTTTTATTTCATGAACCATCCCCGTAGGTGGAGTATGTCTGAGATCTCTTTCACCATAGGTATAGGAAGATCTAAGACAATAATCTATCACATACTGCAAATCATTTTTTTCTAAAAAATTGTCGATGATAATCATTTTGTTATTATAACCTTTCTTTTGGTTTTTTGCTGCTGTGCTGCACTGAAATGTAATGGTTTGTGAGTACACATATTACATACTGGTTCTGCTTTGAATGAATTTTTACAGAATGTCTCTAGTTCCTCGTCAGAACAATTGACAGGCACACCATCTACAAGATATGGATCCCACTCAGGATCTCCAGTCTGATCCATAACATATAACATTTCTCGTAAGAATGCAGTGTTCGGACATTTCCACAACCTACCATTATATAATTGAGCATTGGGGCAAGAGCACCAAGCAAAACTCTTCTCTATATTACCCTGATTGTATGGGTGTACTTTATCTCCTCTTTTTTTTATTGAATCAAACCATCTGTCAGCACCAGTATGATGCTCAGTGATTATCAATTTAGGGTGATCAAATTGTTTTACATTCTCTATTATTTTTCTACCTCTCTCAGTTGATTCAGGTAGATGCAAACTTATTCTAAGATAAACATTTGGAAGTTCAAGATAGTCACGTATCCATTGGTTCTCAAGTATCAACTCTCCATTAGTGTACATGTTCACACGGTTTGGAGCATATTCTATACATGTTTTTAGAATCTCCTCACAACGAGGGTTCAAAAGAGGTTCACCACCTATAACATTTACTCTTCCAACATCAATCCTTGGTAGTATAACTTTTATATCATCTAATAATGAGTCAGTGTTTAGTTTACTACCAGCAGAAAAATAATTACTAAAATGATTACATCCCTTACACTGAAGATTGCAACCAATAGAAGAACTTACATCAAGCGTGTCTAATTTTGGTAGCATAGTGTACTAAGTAAGCAGCACCGATAGATGTACCTCCATCGTGTGCAATAGGTTCAGTATATAGTTTGACTGCCTTTGGTAATCTTTTACGTAACTTATAGTTGGCGACACAATTCAACATGCAACCACCAGATAGTACGATACAATCACAACCTGTTTCTCTGATAGCATCCTCAACTAATATATGAAGTCTTGCCTCCCATAGTTTTTGACACTCGTGAGTATCACCCTCACCTAATGCTGCATGTCCCATGACCTTACCTGCTTCCCTATGATCCCATCCCATAGATACAGCAGTGACCTCAAACAACTTACCAAAACCCGCACTGTCTGGTTGAGTGATACGTTTTTGTACACATGTAAATTCATTGTGACTTACATGGTATATACTTTCACATTCTCCGTTTGAACCCACACCATCAACAACCACTACTGCTGCTTCAAGAAAGTCTGATCTATAATATCCACATGCAGCATGAGCAAGATGATGCTTCTTCGTAAAATCATGTATGGGTACGTTGGGGAATAGTCTTTTTATTTTAGCGTTTGCTTTTGCTGTGAACAACATCTTATCACTTCCCTCTTTCGCAAAAAGATAATCACAATCCACCACAGATATCGCATCAGGTTTCAAAGTCTCAGCGATAAGTTCCTCTACTCTAAAATCATATTTCTTTCTTGTTACCCTTTCTGCCTCATGATACAATTCTATCTGCCCATCATTGAGTAGACAAATAGAACCATGCTCTGCCAAATTCACTCCAAGTATTCTCATAAAAACTTAAGACCCCAAAAATTTGCCGAGTTTTTTTTCCCGAATATATGAATCAAAAAGTTCATTTTGAAATCACCTTTTGCACCTCTGGAAAATAAAGATAGTCTAGTTCACTACCCATGAAAGTATCTATAGCATCTCTAGGTGTCTCCACTAAAGGATCACCCGCCATGTTGAATGATGTGTTGAATAGCATTGGCACCTCAGTTATATTATAAAAAGCAGTAATAAGATAAAAGAAATGAAAGTTCTGACTCGATGTCACAGTTTGTATCCTGCAGGTGTGATCTACATGAAGCACAGCAGGGATAATTTTTCTTACATCAGGTAGACTATCAACAGCATACATCATGTAAGGTGACTCATACATACCTGCCATGTCAAACCATGATGATGCTTCTGCTCGTAGAATACTGGCAGCAAATGGTCTGAATGATTCTCTCTTCTTGATTTTATTAACTATGTCCTTCCCATTAGGATCTCGTGGATCATATAATATAGATCGATTACCTAACGCTCTAGGTCCTGCTTCAGATCTACCCTGATATATTGCAACAGTCTTTCTTGCTGCGAGGAAGTGTGCTATCTGATCATAGTTTGTATCTTTTCCCTGTATATTACTAAGATCATGTGTAGGACCTAAGTAGAGTGTTCCCATCCTAATGCCTCACTCACTGCAGGGAATTGACCTGAAAAAATACATGCACATTGTTTTGCTATCTCCATGTGCTCTTTCTGTGTGCCATGTGCTGACCTTAGATTGATGTAATGAATCCATGATCTACATGAACCAGTCATATAAATCTTGGTAGGGGTGCATAATGGAAGAACCATTCTTGCACACTCTTTTGCCACACCCTCTTCAAGCATTTGATTATACAATGCAAATGCACTACTGAATAGGGTATTCATCTGTCTATTCAATGTCTCAACAACCTTCGGATCTAGATCATCAATACTATTCTGCCTATTCTTATTGTCTTGTCTTCTCAATTCTGGTAGTTCAATTGTTTCAAGGAGTTGGGTATCAGCATATCGTTGACTAAACTCTTGAAATGTAAATGACCTATGTCTAAGTATCTGTGCAGCGATAGCACGAGTTGTCTCTATCTCCAGTGTCATAGTGGATTGTTCAAACACAGACCAGTGGTTGTGCTTGATGCAATACTTCAAGAGACCTGAATACTTCTCGTTCTCTTGATTGTTTGGATTAGAAACTCTGGCAATATATGCCATAGTTTTCTCTGCGTCAGGTGTAATGCTGACAAGTCTTACGTTCATGTTCCCTCGAACTCTTCGTCATAGTCCATCTCATGTGGTTCTATGTCTGAGTATCTATAAGACTCAGTGTCTGAGTAGACCTCTGCTTTGAGTGCAGATAATAGCATCTCTAGATCAGATACTATAATTTTTAGTTTATCTCTATCCATACGAATATAATAGCAGAAAAAAAAGAGGGGTGCAATACCCCTCTCAAATTTAACTGCAAGGAATTGCCTTGCTTCTGACCTTGAGTCCACGATACATTAAATCGTGACGCTGACGCTGTGCATTCTCGCTGAGAACTTTTGCGTTGTACTCTTCAGTGTCGTACTTGACACCACGGTAAGTGACTTGTGCCATTGGCTTTCTCCAAAGTAGGGGTGGTTTAAACCCGTTCCTTCAGTCGGCATTTGCGTCCCAACAATAAGGTGTCTCTTCTATCACTATGCTGATCATCTCAGCTCGTGTCTCTTCTTCCACCCGAAACTCATTCATCTTATCTAAAAGTGATTGAGCTTCGATGCAAGTTAGAGTAGTAGCAACTGCTGCTAGATGAAACATGATGGGATGAACGATTCCGTTCCGTGTCGGCTTACTTGCGACCTCTTATGAGGTTGAACGTAAAGGTATGTTAGCATACCCTCATTATATAGTCAACTTTTATTGTATCTTTTGATACTTTTTTCAAAATCTGAGAATGATGACTGTAGTTGACCTTCATTTTCTTTGGGATCTAGTTTATCATACCCTTTCATCTTCTTCCACTGACCATAAAGTGCTTGTAATATCCATGACTGAGAAAGACTTTTAGGTCCGTTTTCTAACAGTTCAAGATACTTTTTGTTAGTGGTGTATGCTTTGTACTCCTCTCTCCAATTGGAGTCATCATATCCTTGCTTCATAGGTATAGGTCTTTCCTTTGATCTGGGTTTCGTTTTCACCAGTGCGACCAGGTCTCATCTTGCCGAGTTTGATGTTTCTCTTTGGCAATCCACCCTTTCTGGTTCTCTTTAGTGTAGCATCTTTTGATCCTTTTTGCTGAGTTATTACAGAATCCTGATCATACTTCCTACCTAGAGACTTGACTGCCTTCTTGAACTTTCTTTTACTCATCTTACCTTGTTGTATCACATGACTTCTTTCCTTGACTCTTTTAGTTTCACCAGTTTTCTTATCTTTCTCATCATATTTTCCAATCACTTTAGTTGCACCTCTCCCAAACTTACCTCTGATATCTTTATCTAATTGTTTTGCTCTCGCACTATTCTCTTTTCTTGACTTGTCTCCTCTTGATGCAGACATAACAGCAGTGCCACCCTTGTCTGCTTTCGCTTTCAAGCGTGACATACTACTCTCTTGCATGAACTCTTTGTATGTCTTCATCTACCTAGTATTTTTTATTATTTATCTCGCCAAACTATCTCTGGGTATGCTTGTTCTACTACTGATCTAGTAATTCTATACTTGGACTGCAATGCTTTGTCCTTTACAAGACATACTATCTCTGCCTCGTCTTGCTGTAATGACTCTAGCAGTTGAATCAATAAGGTCTCTCTTCTCATGTTTGAGATCCCATTATTACCACCTCTTACAAAGTTATAAAGGGTTCTCCACTCATGTATGAGTCTTGTGTGTCCTTCTGTACCTGCAGGTGCATCATTCTTTTTGTATGGTACAGCTCCTTCTGGAACAGCACTGTCAATACCCTTATCAAAATTCCATATCAATAATGCTTTCACATCATCACGCTTGTGCTCTTTGAGTAGAGCAACTTTTTGTGGAGCAGTCTTCTTTCCATGAACTGCTTTGAATAATTCAGAAACCAAAGGGTTGTTTGGTAGTT